TGCAGGCCACTGCATCAATCAGGACGATCAGGAGTGGACGATCACCCCTAACCCCAACAGCCTGATCATCCGCATCCGTTTGGGCAAGCGGGGCTGGCGGGACAAGTTTGGGGGTAGGTTCAATCTGGCTGAAAAACCGGTCAAATTCTACGACTACAACTTTTGATAAAGTAGTTGACACAGGAATCTAACATCGTGTTATAGTGTGGTCACTGCGAAAGAGCAGGTTTATCAGGAGCAACAAAATGAAGATTGCAACCAAAACCCTTGACCTTGGAATCGCGTCAGATATTTATTCGGCAGGTTTCACCACAGACGGTGACGAGTTTATCGCAGAGCGTTATTTCATCTGCGCTGAAGACAAAGACGGCAACCGTTACGAGATGGGTGGTTTCAACGGCGCTAAGAAAGTTTTTGACGACGAAGAGGGTGAGGTTCATTTTCAAGATACCCGCGAAGAAGCGAAGGCAGCAGCCAACCGCTTGCTGGTTCGCATTCAAAAGGCAGGCGTGATCAATACGGATTTTTGGCGCGAAGGTCGTACGGTTTACGGATCAAAAGCGTATTGCCAGTATGGTCAAGATGACGATATTGCTTGGGAAAAGAAGTTCGCAGCCTAACAACCAGCCGCCCCTTCGGGGGCGCATAATCAACAAGCAGAGGGCGGCAAAATGAACATCACAGAAATTACGAAACGCGTGATAAACGAGTTTGTTGGACAACGGTTCTTCGTTATCAACGCCGCTGGCGAAATTGACCACCGCAACGCATTTGGTAAAGCGCATCGCTGGGCGTTCAAGTCAGCGAAGCAAGCAAACAATGTAGCGCGGCGTCAGGGCGCGTTTGTGTTTGACAAGAATCTTAATCTTTTTATCTAATCATTCCAAAGGAATTAATATGAAAACGATGGCAGAACTAGAAGCAGAAAGCCCAGAGGACTTCCGCAACCCAGACTCAACGCCTGAAGAGGATGCTAGAGACCAGCGCAGATGGGAGGCTCAACGGATAGCAAACGAATCGTTGCCAGATGAGCCGGAAGACGAGGACGAAGAAGAAGAAGACGAAGAAGACGAAGGCAACGAAGAAGAATAGAACGAAGATTAATCACTGCAATCCAGCAGGTTTATCAAGGAGAGTAAAATGAAACGCGTATACATCAAGGCATACAACGAGCTTAAGAAGATGGGTGTTCCGGTCTTCGTCCACAGTGACGACAAGCATGGGAACTTCAGCATCAGTGCTGAGGACGAGAACAGCGAATTGTGGGTGAACTACTACGCAGGCTGCGGCGGCTTCAACTTCTGGCATGGTGACAACATCAACCCGAAACTGTGCGAGGTGCTGGACGATTACAGGTTGTATGCCGAGTGGAACAACCCCGGCAGTCTTTCCGTATTCCAAAAATGATATTCAGGGAGAATGACATGTCAAAAATGATATTCAGGGAAAGTAACATGGAAGATTTCAAGACGATGGTCAAGATGACGGTGGATGACGTATCACGCACTTCAGCCATCAGTGTCTTCTGCGACTACATCGCATTCAGGATCAGGAAGGGGTTAAACGTGATCGACCCCGAAGGCATCATCAAGTGGGTTGGGCATGTGGAATATGATCTGGATGATCAGGGAGCCTACGCTGGCCCGAAGAAGACCCTCATCGTCGAGGACAAGAACGGAAAGAAATACAAGGTGACTGTAGAGGAGCAGAAGTGAACGAAGACGCGCAACGCAGGATAAACGAGGCAGTAGCCAAGGCAAAGAACTCAATGCTTGATGCAACGAGAATTGCAAATGAACAACTGTGTCATGTCATTTGGAAAAAGCTGGATTCAATGACTGGAAAGATCGAGACGCTACAAGGCACTCTATGGGGAAAAAAATGAAAGATGAGCATTGGTCTACAAACATAGAAATTGAGGTATTGAAATGCGACAGATCGCACCTGATCGACGCCGCACAAGCATTGGTGAACGTCATTGATAAAATGGCACCGATACTGCAGGGGACGGTTGAATACGTCTACGCTAAACACGTTCTGGAGAACATCAATGACACTCGCCAAGAAATCTGCAAAGAAGAAGTTAGTCAGTAAAGCCGCGCCGCAAAAGAAAACGATAGAGAAAGGAATAGAGCATCTGTTCCGTATGCCTACAGAGGTCTCAGAATGGATTGAGAGAGCCAACAGCACCATCCAGTATCTCAGGACACAGGTAGCTGACCTGAAGAAGGAGAACGTCGATCTGAAGGCGTATAGGAAGTTCGCAGAGCATAGGATTTTGAGGTCAGAGGCAGAATAGGTTAGACTGAATCCAATGCGCTGAGAGATGCGCGACAAAGGATTACTATGACAAAGCGAAAAGACCCAGAAGACTTCCTCAGAATAGGGAGACCAGAAGTCTACTCAGATGAACTGGCTACGCACATATGCACTCGACTGTCAGGTGGTGAGTCTCTGAGGTCAATCTGTAGGCAAGAAGGAATGCCCTGCCAGCAGACAGTGTATTCATGGATGTTCGGTAAGCCTTTGTTCCTAGAGCAATACACGCGTGCGAGAGAGGAACAGGCTGAGACGCATGCTGACGCTATCGTCGCCATTGCTGACGAGACTCCTGAGACCACCCCTGTGTTCGACAAGGATGGTAACCAGATCGATATCAAGCTGGACTCTGCATATATACAGTGGCAGAAGCAGCGCATTGAGGCGCGTAAGTGGACTGCCATGAAACTTAAGCCGAAGAAGTATGGCGATAGGGTCACGCATGCCGGTGATGACGTTAATCCGGTGGTGATTGAGACCAATTTGAATGTTTTCGGAGAACTGTTGAAAAACATCAAGTTGAAGCGACAGTCTGAGACTTAAGATCAAGATTAATAACCACACTGTGATTGTGGAATACTAATCCGATTAGTATTCCCTACAGCCAGTAGGGTTTACTAAACGATTAGTATCTGATCAATGCTGCACTGCACAAACAGGTAGTAGCTATAATGTATATAAAACCCTATTCGGTGACATTTCTACCCTGTGTTGCGGTGCAGCATTGAATGTAGTCGAGGATATACTACTTGAGGCGTCAGCGCCTACAGAGTTTGCCAAGCTGACGCCGCACGCGCAGGCGCTGTTCAACTGGCAATACAGATGGCTTGAGCTACAGGCTCACAAGCACCAGATAGAGCCTACGGGCGACTGGTGGAGCATCTGGTTGATGCTGGCGGGACGAGGTGCCGGTAAGACGCGTGCGGCTGCAGAGACGCTTGGATGGTGGGCATGGGATCAACCCAACACACGCTGGCTGGTCTCCGCGCCTACCAGTGGCGACTTGAAGGGGACATGCTTCGAGGGTGACTCAGGTCTACTCAAAGTGATCCCCGCGCCGCTGATAGAGAAATACAACTCCAGCCTGCATGAGATACACCTGACCAATGGATCGCTGATCAAGGGTATACCGGCGTCAGAGCCTGATCGGTTTCGGGGGCCGCAGTTCCACGGTGGCTGGCTGGATGAGCTTGCTGCATGGGAATACCTGCAGGAAAGCTGGGACATGATCCAGTTCGGTATCCGGCTGGGAAGCAGGACAAAGCTGATCTGCTCGACCACGCCTAAGCCGAAGGATGTCATCCTCGACCTGATTGGACGCGAGAACGACGACGTAGTAATTACTCGCGCCTCGACCTACTCGAACATCAAGAACCTAGCTCCGTCGTTCCAGAAGCAGATACTCTCGTATGAGGGGACGAACCTTGGCAGGCAGGAGATTCACGCCGAGATCATCGACCCTGAAGAGTCAGGCATCGTCAAGCGTGACTGGTTCAAGCTCTGGCCTGACGGGAAGCCATTCCCCAAGCTGGAATACATCATCCAGTCCTATGACTGCGCGACCAGCGACAAGACGATCAACGACCCAACTGGATCGATCACGCTTGGCGTATTCAAACCATTGGACGGCGGCATGTGCGTTATGGTATTGGATTGCTGGCAGGAGCATCTGCAGTATCCTGACCTGAGACCGAAGGTGATCCGCGAGTTCGAGGTAGTGTATGGCGAGGGTAAGGCGAAGAAGCTGGTAGACCTGCTGCTGGTGGAGGACAAGAGTGCTGGCATCTCGCTGATCCAAGACTTGCAACGAGCGCATCTGCCGGTGCATGCCTACAACCCCGGTCGGGCGGACAAGATACAGCGCCTGAGCATTGTGGCGAACATCATCAAGGCTGGACGCGTATGGGTGCCTGAGAGCAGCGTGCGTAAAGGCTATGTGCGTGACTGGGCAGAGGGCATGGTGAGTCAGATATGCAGCTTCCCAGACACTGTGCATGACGAGTTCGTTGACTGCATCAGTCAGGGGTTACGGTATCTGAGGGACGCAGGCTGGATCAGCATCGATGCACCGCAGAGGGACGACTATGATGAGAGTGACATCAGTGATGCCGAGATATACAACAAGCGTTCGAGGACTAACCCATATGCTGCATGATTGCGCTGTCAGATGTGGTAGGCGCATAATCACGCGCAAAGAGGATTGATATGCCCAAATCGATTGAGCAGATGCAGCAGGAACTTGAAGCCTATCACGGCTCACCGCACCGCTTCCCGCCGTCACAAAAGAATCCGCTTG